GATCATGAATGTCAAGACTCCTTTTCTTTCTTCATCACGAGTTAGATCGCTTTGTCTGAAATCACCGCAGAAGATGATACGGCTATTTTCACCAAGACGAGTGATGATAGAGTCTAGTTCATGAAACGAAAGGTTCTGACACTCATCGACAATCACAGTTGTGTCACTAAGCGTTACACCACGAACGAAAGACGTTGTGATGAAGTCGATCATGCCTCGACCTTTCAGCACTTCATATGCATCACCACGGCCGAATAACTCGGAACAGATGTTCGCATATGGTGCTTCGTATACTTTTGATTTCTCCTTTTGATTACCAGGTAGATAACCCATGTCTCTGGTTGGAACTACGGAACGAACGAGTGTGACATTTCTTTGGTCACCGTATCCTTCGATAATATCTGCCAGCGCAAGATAGAGAGATATAAATGTTTTCCCTGTACCTGCTAGTCCATGAAGAAGTAGATTATATCCATCGTCAAAGTCCATGAAAACCTTATCTTGATTCTTTGTCTTTGGTTGGATGTTTCTAATCTTTAGGGAACTATTCTTTGCTTGCTGCTGCTCTTTTCGAAGTTGTCTCCTTTGTCTCTTTGTTAACTTTGCGTTATTTGGAAACGATGTAATATTACCGTTTACTTCGTAATCTTCGTAGTTGTAGTGCAGGGACATTTATTATTGTTCCTTCTTGCTAGGGTTAATTTATCCACCCTTAGCAGCCCTAGACTTCCTCCATTTCTCGACCGCTTGTCTTGTCTTTACCTCCTTTGTTGACTGTTTGGAACCCATAGTGGCTGCAAGTTCGCTGCCGGGGTGTGCTTCTGCTGTCTTTTGTAAGACTTCACCCCATCCAGCATCATTACGAATACCACCAACACCTGAAACGATATTCATGGTGCTGAGAACTTGTTCGACTTTAGGATTGTCTTTAAGGAATTCTTCTTTCTCTGAGATTGACATAAAGTCATCCCATTCCATGCCTGATTCAGTATTGAAAAAAGTATATTCTGGCATTCTAACTCCTTCACCTCTATTTATCATCCTTATACGTTACAACAAGTGTCTGTAAGATAAAAGGCCATTCCATAATCCACGAAAAGACCTGTGATATCATCTCATGAATGGTTAGCTCTTTAGTCGATTCACTATCGCCCATATTGATTGCGAGCATCAATATAAAACAGTGACAAACGGCAAGTGCCATGCCGATGCCCATATAAAGATATAGGCACAAAAGTAAAAATTCAAACATTTGTCAAAGCATCCTCTAGTTCTTTATATGTCATACCTTCAACATCACGTTCACACATAAACTCCCAGATAGTCACACCACCTTCCATTACAGGATAACAGAAGATAAAATCAATATCCCAGTTCTTGTCGATGAACCAGTTGAGATAGTTCATTCGGCGTGCCTGATCTTGAAATGATGCTCGTGTGTTAGGACCATAGTTATCGGTGCCATCGTACATGTTCGATGTACCAATCGCTTCATTGGCGATGATAAAGTCAAATCCAATCATTACCAATTGCTCATGTCCATGACGAATTGCTTCAGTCATGGCATTCATGCCAGCATTTGATCTAGGTGTGCGAGTGCCAGGCGGAGCGTTATATAGCTCCAACGGCTCATACTTTTCTTCTTCTGAAGGTTCGATGAAACGTTCGAGAGGAAAGTTAGAGTTATTCTTAATCTCAGCAATCATCCCGTCATCAATAGACACCAGCCAATCAGGATAGAAGTCTCTATATAGAGCATTACAGCCGTAAGTCGTACCATGTGGTGATAAAGTTGTGAGGTCAAATTTTGCACGGCTTGCTCCATTGCCAATGATAAATGCAGTTTTCTTAGTCAGGTCGATCATCGATGTAGTCCCTGTTTTCAATCAAATCAGTATTTAAATCTTCTTTCTTACGACGACTCTCACGAAGTTTTTTGAACTTCTTTGCCTTACGATTATTAGACTCTTGAAAGTCGTAGTCATCGTCATCCCATTTTGAAGAGGAACGTTTAAAAGTCTTTCCCATGTTACCAGCCTACAGTGTCCTTTGGAAATGCTTCACATACAGTCTTTTTAGTTAGACCTCTAAATGGCAACTTCTTATCTTTCATTCCGATAATAAGTTCAGCATCATCTGGGTCTAATGATTCAAGAAACTCAATAAACAATGTTTCTCGCTTAATAGGTCTCATCTGAGGATACTCGCCCTTCATAAAAATCTTTACCCGTCGAAACTCTGAAAATAATACGTGTTGTAAATCAGACTCTTTTGGTTGCTTTTTATAAGGTGGTGTGCCTTCAGGTAAGTCCCATAAAATACTTTCTTTGAAAATATATTTCAACATCGTAAAGAAGTGAGGCTGTTGCCTTGCCTCGTGTAAGACAGCAATCTTATCTTTCTTTGCTCTTTTCTTAGCAGCCTGTTGAAATAGTTCTGCCATACCGATCTTCATTTAAAACTCCTGAATATCACTCATAAGGTTTTTAAGTTTCTTCTTAATAAAATAGTTCAATAACAGTGAACGGTCTTTACGCTCATAGTTACTATAACTATATATTACTTCATCACGAATGTCTTGTGGAACTCGTGTCAAGTCAATCAACTGAATATTTCGAAGGTAGTTACGCTTCACCTCACCGTCAAATGGTGTGATACCACGTTTCATTTCTTCAATCATAGCAGAAACCTTTCTCTTAGTCAAGGGCTTCTGCCGTAGTCCATTTACAAATACATCATCACGAGACATGATGTTAGGAACACCATCGCCCGAGTCGCCACGAATGACATGCTCATACAGGTATTCCATAGGGTCATCGACCTTAATCATTTTCTTTGTAATGGGAGAATATTGTGACACGCTCTTGTAGCGTTGCAATTGAGAGAAGTCTTTATCACCAGACACAATCATGATCTTCTCGCCGTTATTTCCGTAGCGTTCAACCATAGTAGCAATGATATCGTCTGCCTCTGCTGTCTCTACCTGCAGTACAACATAAGGAAAGTTTTCTTTGACTTCTTTCTTGATTGTACTCAGCGTGTTAAAAATCATATTCCAGTCAAGCGATGATGCTTCACGACTCTTCTTACGATTGGCCTTATAGTAAGGAAATGTTTTCTTACGCCAATAGTTTTTGTCATCACAACAAATAACTAGCTCACCATACTCAGAAAATCTTTTATTAAAATTACGAATGGAGTTCAACACCATGTGTCGAACCAAGTCCTCACTAAAGTCCTTGTTTCCACTCGCAAGAATACCAGATAGACAAACTTGCGAAAAATCAAGTAAAATCATAATTCACCTAAAAATTAGAACTCTTCATCGAATAAACCATCTTCGTCATCTTCCATAATAACCAAATCACCCTTCTCTGTCAAGTCTTTAAGTTTATCACGGTTGTCTAATAATACCTGATAAAGTGGGTGGTCAACATCAACCGAGTTATAGAGAAGTGCCCGAAGCATTTCACCGACTAACACATAGTCTTGAAAAAACTCCTGGTCATCAATAGGAAACCCTTGAAAGAATAACTGAGAACCCATCTTGTTAAACATGGTATTGACAACCTCATCAACCAGCATCATGCGATTGATTGTGATTGCCTTAAACAACTCATCTTCCGTTTTGGGAAGGTCTGGTGTTTTATCAGTCATCCTATCTTTAGGAAACTCGATTACGTTGTCTGACATTTTAAACCCTTTCGGTTTATTTATAGATTGTTATCTTCTTCATACATCTCTTGAGTGTATTTACCAAGGTCAGAGTAGATGACATCAACTTCTCGTTTGATATTACCATCTTTGTCATATGCTGGTGCAACAACACGACGCTGAACACGATGCTCTTGATTCTCACCGTAGAACAAATCCATCCAAACACCAGTTCTAAGATAACGCTCCATGTTGGTTACATAGGTATCTAACACACCAACTCGACCTAACAACTTTTTATTAGTACGAGCATCTTTCTTAGCAGCGGCCAAAGCTTCTTTATTTGTTTTCAGCCATTTCTTGACTTTAGCTGGTGAGATAGGATGGTCATCAGACAAGTTTCGAATATCTTTGTGTAAAGATAAATTCTTAGGTTCACCCTTTGCTGCTCGTGCTTTAGCGAGTCGTTCTGCGGCTGCTGCACGTTGCTCTTTTGTCATAGACTTGCGTCTTTTGCGTGGTTTAGTAACCATTTCACTTCCTCTCACAGATAAATAGATGAGAAACCTCTAGATGTACTAGGCAGTATTTTCCCACTGAATTGAACTCTTCGTTTTTTCATTATAATCTGATTTTACTACAACTAGAATTTGTTGTCAAGCAAAAAATGGAGAAGCGAATGAATTCTTTCACAAAATTTTTTCTAATCCTATTTATCATCTACGGTGCTTTAGTCATTGCTGGTAATGTGCAGGCACAGACTAATACAGTGACCTCGACTGTTACTGGCACTAACACTGTATCTGGTACAACCACCGTAGATAAAACTCCACCTCCCGCATCCGCACCTGGTGTTGTTATCAATAACAATGATGTTTGTAAGCAGGGTCTTTCTGGAGCTGTACAAACGGGTATTGTGGGTGTTGCAACTGGTATTACCATTACTGATGAAAACTGCGAACGAATCAAACTTGCTCGTAGTCTCTTTGGCATGGGCATGAAGGTCGCTGCTGTGTCTACACTGTGTCAAGATGCACGAATTTTTGATGCTATGATTATGGCTGGCACTCCTTGCCCATATAAAGGTAAAATTGGTAAAGCAGCATTGACTGCCTGGGTTGCCAATCCTGGTGATATTCCTGATGGTTCTAACATTCTAAAGAAAAAGATTAGAGAAGTCAAGAGGGAAAAGAAGAAAACGGCAAAACCAGTAGTAGAACAAAAAGTCACTGGTAGTCCAAAAACGAATTTAATCTTAGGTGGTAACCCAGACGAAGATGAAGAATTTTATAACGATAGGTAAATTTGTCTTTGCTTTTCTTCTATTATGTTCTTCAAGTGTTCTAGCATATGACCAGCAATATCATTCTTCC